CAGGGGTGTTAGCCCAGTAGTAAGGTACTTCGACCCAAGCATCAATATCTTTAAACTTAAAAGAGTTAAAGCGATTTTGAACATCTTGTAAAGCACCTTCTATTCTATTGCCATCAATAGTTGTTTGATTACTAAATTGGTGTTTTGTAATAGTTCTGTTGCTCATCTATGTAATCACTCCTGTTGATGGGACACCAAGTGCTAAACCAGTTTGATTTATTGATAGATAAAACTCTATCGTTCCTGCGGCAGTACCTACGTTATTTACCACTTGGAAAGCTCCTGAAGGGGCGTCTTCACGAAAGATGCAGTTGGTTACGATTCCCAAGTTTTCGCCCAATACAGAGGTTTCTAGAGCGATGTAGCAGGCGTTTGCTGCTGGTATACCAACCTTCTCTTTATCCTTTACATCAAATCTTTTAAAAACACAATTGTGAAATATTGCTCTGCCACCTTCTTTTATTTTTACTAGAAAGTCTGTGTTTTGTTTTGTTTGTTCAAAATAACAACCTGTAAAAATAGCAGAAGCTCCGTTGTCAATAATTACTGGAGCAGTAAATCTTGCTCCCGGTTGTCCCATAATAACTGTTTGTTTTTTAGTTGATGTAATACCTTTATGATCTCCTTCTTCTAGATACATAAAGTTTTCTGATTCTTGAGTTTCTGTTGGTGCTGTACCATCTCTAAAAAAATTAGTTCCTCTGCTTTTTACTACATCGTCCATAAGAAAACGATCTATTCTTTGTTTAAGTGATAGTTCTCTTTCTTCAAGGAGTTTAGTGTTTTTATCTGCCACGTCTGCGTCTCCCTGCTACAGCCTGAAGGACTACTTTGATGTTTCTAATATTTATTTTAGATGCTTTATCTAACAAGAAACCAAAGAAAGTATAGTTGACCGACTCACCTCTAACAGAATCCGATGTAGCAATAGTGTCTATTTCTTCAGTATCTACAAGATAATTGCCATCTGCTGCGTTAGTATTGTCACCATAAAGAGCACTATTGCCAAATAATCTGTCTTCTAATCCAGCAGGTTTAAATCTAGTTCTAATAGAATTTTTATTTGTAACTTCTACTAACGCTGCTCTATCTATATTTGTATCTGTTACATCAACAATCTGTGTAACATAATCTTTGTAATCAGAACCAGCAACAGTATTCCAAGGTCCGTATAACCAAGTCTTGATTGGTTCACCTACACCACGACTATTGATTAGTGAATAAGAACCTCTTGCTTTTATTTGTGCTGTGTTTTCAATACCAACTTGATCTGATTTATAAATCCAATCTACACCAGTAACTCTAGTGTTATCATCTTCTAAATAATAATAACCTGGATGCCATAAGTAAAATTTTTCTATTGTTGCGTTTGTTCCTGGTGCAACATCACCATAAACATAAGTAGCAGTATTAACAGAAGTAATTATATTAGATTGTGCGTTTCCTGAACCAGTTCTACCAATCTTTTTAAACGGAATCCAAATAATAGGATTTTTATTATAACGATTTAAAGAAGAGTACGGATAAGACGTATCACCGTTGGTAAAAGGAATACTAGCGTTATAACTGATAGTAATAACACCAGCCGTGTCTGAAACTTGCGATGTTGGCAAAGCAAGTCCCGGTGAATATCCGCTATAGTTGACGGCTCGTTCGGTTGGCAACATGAAGACGATTGAGTTATCTGGTGCTGCTGCCCAAGGAATAGTTTCGTATTTTGTTGTGTCATAACTAAACTCCAATTCATAAGACAAAATTTGATGATGTCCATCTGTATTTACTGAAAAATAAATAGGCAAATACCAAAGATCATCTTCTTCAGAGTAAATAGTATTTTGTGATCCGTCTGCTGATAGTTTATTACCCCATCTTTCTAGTGGATCAAACCAAACATCTAAATCAGAAGTGGTTCCTTCTTCTTCATAAAAACCTATTTGTCTTCTTCCTTCATCAAAGTCTCTTGTTGAACCATCAAGAGCGCCACCTTTACCCCACTCAAATAATCTAAAAGAGCGTGATTTACCTATGTCAAATTCACCAGTTCCTCTTCCAACTTGTACTTGTTTATCTATTGCACCACCTACTGCAAAAGTTTTTGTTTGTGTAGAAGTAATCCAAGGTTCTGAAATATTAGCAGTACCGTTTACTATGTATTCACCACCTTCATAAGCAACAATAGATGTAAAAGACCAAAGATACCAACCACTTTTAAATATCCAAGCGATGTTTAGTTTTGGTACAACAAAGATAAGTTGTTCATAAACTTCATCAAAACTTAGATGGACGCCATCAGTATAATCTCTAAAACGGTACACAAAGTCGGGGCTAGTTTCATCTGTTCCCACGAAACCTGTTGCTGTGAAGTAGTGTATAAAAGGGTTGAGGGTACTATCTGTAAAGAATTGTTTGATTGGTGCGGTAAGTTCTTCAGCGGAAAAGCCTGTTCCAGTAGAATAAAGTCCGTTGCTATCAACCCAAAAGATTCTATTAGCACGAAACAAAACAGCGTTTGGACCTAAACATCCAATTTCGCTGTGTACCTCCACTATTCTACCGCTTGATAAAAGCGCACCTTGTGATGGCTGATAAACAAAAGTTTGATCTTCTGACCAAATAATAACCATCTCGTTAAAGGTTTTGATTGCTGTAATCTCACCTCTCATCTCATGAACGGTAAAACTGTTGTCGCCTATGATTGCGTTTGGTACACCAATATCTGAAAAGTAAATTGTTCTGCCACTAGCATAAACTAATCTACCATCGTTAGCATCAATATCTACAACGTTTTTTAGTTCGTCGTCTGTTATGTAAGCATAGAAATCACTAAACTGTCCGTTTTTAAAACTAACTGGTGTAATAAGTGATGACTCACCATATTGGTTTGTTAACGCAGCCCAGTTATGGTTTCTATTATTTACGTTGTTGATTCTTTTATCTCTGTTTTTAATAAACGATGCAGGGTTATAAACAAACACACCTGCTTCTGGAGAACCAAAATAAACTTTATTTAGATACTCAACAAAATAAAAATCTAAATCATCGGCGGTTTTTACTCCGTTGTAATTCAATAGTGGTGGTCTTGCTTCTAGAAAACCTTTGTAAAAGTTTGTATCTTGGTTTTCTTTGTTTTGTTCTGAGGTATGATTGTAAAGAACTTCCTGCCAAAAGTTGTCAGTTGTTACGTCATAAATATTTACACAATAATAATCAACATAATCTGTATCACCAGATGCTTTGTATCCTGTCCATCCTCTTGCTAAAAATACAGATATAATTTGATCGTGTCCAAAAGAAGTTGTAAAACTAAAAGAACCTAGATGTTTGCGTAAACCAAATTCGCTATTGTTTGGAGTATCTACATCTCTTGCTGTTAGTGGTGCGTTAAACTCCATAAGAGTTCCAAACCCATCACGAGTTTCATATAGACCACGACTTTTATAAAGGTTCTGAATAAATACTTGATTATTGTAGGGATCTTGTAATTGCATCCCCTCTCTAATAATATCTATTTCTTCTCTTGGTGCTGCCATAGTTTAGTATCCCAAGTAAGTTAATTCGTCTGTTCCAACAACGTTATTGCTGCCACCCCAGTTTCTACCTGCCATCAAGTAAGAATCTAGTTCTTGTAATCTAGTTTGAAGTTGGTTCATCAAAATAGGATTAGCAGCAAAGTCTTTAATCTGATAGTGTTTACAAGCAATAAGAGCAAGTAAATCTCCAAAGAAAGCGGCAACTTCATCTAAGAAAGTACCAGCACCAGCAACAGTGTTACCAACAGTAAAAGGATTTTCTAAGAAACCAACATACTCAACTAAGATGTTGTCTGCTTGTTCTGAAAAAAGTAATTTAGTTCCACGAAGCATATAGCGGTTTACATCGTTTCTCATCTCTGGTAGTGAGTTAGAAGGTTGGAGATAATAACGAACATCACCGTTTGTTTCACAACGAGATACACGCATCAATCGATAAAGACGTTCAGCATCTAAGTTAGATCCCATAATCTTATTACCTAAAAAGGTTGTTGCCAAATCAAGTTCATCATCGTTGATGTTAATATAAATTTGGGATTGAGCGTACAAGTTTGAATCTGACTCACTAATTCTGTAAGCAAGTTCTCTGTAGGCAAGGTTAAGAAAACTAACCTTTGTTGCATCATCCATAAAGGTTTGATCTGCATCATCAACATACTGAATAAATAATTGTGAAATTGCATCTGTTAGCATAGTATTACTCCGTAGCCCTTCTATTAATTACCGCTAGGTCGTTGCCTTGAGGCTGTTGTCTAATCTGACCACGTTGAGTAAGCATAGCGTTAGCCATCATAGCATCTTCAGCAGCACCTTCTAGTTGCTGTTCTGCTGCTTGTGGTGACTGAGTTACTAGTTGTCCTAGTAGTTGCTCTTCTTCGCTTGGCTTAACATGCTCTGGGAATACTCTGTATTTAACTCTATTTTCCTCTGCGTTGTCTTCTGCTGGTGGTCTCCAAGTAGCAAGAGCAACTAGAATATCACGCATGTAATCTTGTATTGGTTGGATTAGTTCATAATAATCTGGTGTCTTCATAAAGTCACCAAAGATTTGCTTGAACTTTTCAATATCGTCAGTAGCAAAGATTTCAATCTGTGCGCCTGCTCTAACAGCATCAAGCATATCCTGAACGTGATTACGAGACTGAATATCTTCAAGAACCATAGCGTTGCCTGTTTTGAAGGATAGTTCACGCATCGCCATGTTTTTATCAATAAGACCAAGTTCAAGTAGGTTAAGTACCTTAGCATCTCTATCTTGTGATTCATCACGGAATAGTGAGCCAGCCTCAATAAATACTTCTGGTTTATCAACAATATTTGTTTGTGATAGGGTACGCCAAACCATCTTGCCTGTTGCGTCCATCATGTTGATAAAGCGTTCTTCTGTGTAATAAACTTTCATCATCATAAGAACACACTCAGACATGTGTTTGACTGCTTCTTCGATGTTTTCCTGTGTCATAACTAACTGACTAACATCTTGGTTTGCTAGTGCTTCAATTGCTTTACCTGATGTTACACCAACAGCACGTTTACCAAGTGTAGTTGAGTGAACACCAGCAACATCAAGCATCTCGCTTTGTAGTTTAGCAACGTGATCTAAAACATAAGAAGGCATACCCTTCATCTCTAATTGCTGTGGTGCGCCACCAGCAGCGTTGTAATAAATCTTTTCACCTGGAGTTCCACGAATAGCAGAACCGTTTACGCCAGATGTTTTTGGAATCAACCACTTTGGGTTAGACATAAGTTCAACGTTCTGAACAATTTGGTTTCTAACTTTGTTGTAAAGGTTTTGTAGGTCAAGGATATTCGCAATCATACCTGTACCCCAAAGTTTATCAGGCAGGTTAGTGTAGCGAATAAACTGAACTGGAATTCTTTTTATCGGTGAGTTGCCTTTAAATAACCACTTGTCGCCCATAACGACACCGTATTTTCCATCTCTGAAATACACATCAAATATTTCAACACGGGGGTAGTAATAGGATTCACCTTCGTAGGATTGCGTATGTGGAAAGGTATTATCTTCGGACTGGTCAGAGGACAAACTCTCTGCGTTTTTAATATCTTCAGCATGTTGTGGATAAGCCTTTTCTAAGTCTGCTTTGCGTACAATTTTACGGCAAGCAATAAAGTATGATTCATCTGGGTGAGAGCAGCCTGCTTCAAAAAATAAATCATAAGGGGAAATCGTTGTTAGTTTTATACAATCATCTTCAGAATCGTAAAACTCTTTTAGTCCTACGTTGCCACAAGACACTAACCACTCAATTGCTTTGGTTAGTTCTCTCTTAACGTCTTGGCTGTGATAAAAGTATTTGAGTGCTTCTTCTGAAGACTTTGCTTTGATAATATCTTCGTTAGATGGAGAAGCAGGCATAACAGAGATGCCTGGATAGTTAGTTGCTAATCGTGATACAATAGCACGATACATATTGAGAATAAGATTGACAATAAGTTGCTGTCTTCCTGGCTGAAAACGAAGAGTAACATATTGTTGTAGTGACTTATCATAACGAACGTTTTGCTGTCCGTTAAGATACATAAGAGATAAATCCCATGCTCTAGTCTGTGAAAGTTTAGCGTTTTTAGCGCCTTCAAGCATAGACTTAATAGCGGTTGGGAATCCATCCTGTTCAACGCCGTTAGAATAATTCATCTACTTTGTGCTCCCTTTGTTTTTTTGATACTTCTCATAAAGAGCCAAAGCTTGAGCAAAGGGGTCTGACTGTTTTGTTTGTTCTGGTTTTTGTTTTGCTTTACGCATCTTGGCTGCGGCTTCTGGATTATCAAGTGCCATCTCTGCTTCGGTAGCTTCGGTAAGAACTTTTTCTTTACGTTCTTTATCGCCACCAACAAAACCTCCAACAGCTTTGCCTGCTTCATAACCTGCTTTGATTGCTTGTGGATCACCACCTGAAGCAATACCTCCAATAGCAGCACCAGCATAAGGAGCTAAATCACCAACAACATCAAAGGGAGATGTTTGCATCGCTAGTTCAGCAGCGGCTGCTTTACGAATAGCAGCGGATTGTTTTTTATCTTCTTTCTCAGAACTAAAGCCTTTTCCCGATGGAAGGCTTCCTTTATAATTAGCCATGATAAATATCCTGTAGTGTAGAACTATTTGCTAGTTCTTCTTGCTTATCCCAAAATTCTCTCTGTTTGGTTTCATAACCAATTTTTTTATTTAGAGTTTTCAATAAGCAAGACAAATCATATCCTATTTTTAATATTGCAACTGTAGCGGCAAAATAGAAGATGATTTGTATTGAAGCAAAAATAGTTGTC